AAGCCGCCGCGGCCGCAGCGCGCACCCAGCAGCGCCGCAGTCAGCAGTCGATGGCTGCCGCCAACCGCGCCGAACCCAACGTCGCCGACATCATGGGCCGCGCCGCCGCCGAGATGGGTGGCGGTCCCTCGAGCACCATGCTTACCGGGCCGATGGGCGTCAACACGCAGGAACTTCAGCTGGGGCGCACGTCGCTCCTCGGGGGCTAAATGAGCGAGTACACCGGAGACAACTCGTCGTATCCTGGCGCTCCCACGCGGGATCGACTGTTCACCCGGTGGGGTCAGCTCAAGAGCGAGCGTGCGTCGTGGTTCGCGCACTGGCAGGAACTCACGTCCTACATTCTGCCGCGCAACGGACGCTACTTCCGCCAGGATCGTGACCGCGGATACCGCCGTCACAACAACATCTACGACTCCACGGGCACCCGCGCACTGCGCATCCTCGGTGCAGGCATGATGTCGGGCGCAACGTCGCCGGCACGCCAGTGGTTCCGACTTGCCACGCCGGACCCGGAACTCAACTCCTACGAGCCTGTCAAGCTGTGGCTCGATGACGTGACGAAGCGCATGCAGCGCGTGTTCCAAAAGTCGAACACCTACAACGCTCTGCATCAGATGTACGAGGAACTCGGCACGTTCGGCACCGCAGCCACCATTCTGCTTCCCGACTACCAAACGGTCATCCACCACTACCCGCTGACCTGCGGCGAATACTGCATTTCGACCGACGCGAAGGGCCGCGTCTGCACGTTGTACCGAGAGTTCGAGATGACCGTCTCGCAGGTCGTGAAGGAGTTTGGCCTCGAGAAGTGCAGCGTCTCGGTGCAGAACATGTACCGCACCGGGAGCCTCGACCAGTGGGTGCCCGTGATCCACTGCATCGAACCGCGTGCAGACCGAGACATGGGCAAGCGCGACGCCAAGAACATGCCGTGGGGTTCGTATTACTTTGAGGTTGGCGGCGAGAACGGCGTGTTCCTGCGCGAGAGCGGGTTCCAGTATTTCCCGGCGCTCTGCCCGCGTTGGTCCGTGATCGGTGGCGACATCTACGGCAACAGCCCTGGCATGGAGGCGCTCGGAGACATCAAGCAGCTCCAGCACGAACAACTCCGCAAGGCGCAGGCCATCGACTACCAGACGAAGCCGCCTCTCCAAGTGCCGGCGTCGATGAAGAACCGCGACGTGGAAACGCTCCCAGGCGGCGTGTCGTACTACGACGGCCAGTCCAACGGGATCAAGACCGCGTTCGAGGTGAACCTGAACCTTCAGTATCTGCTGAATGACATCATGGACTGCCGCGAGCGCGTGCGTGGTTCGTTCTACGCGGACCTGTTCCTGATGCTCGCCAACACCCCGAACACCCGCATGACGGCCACCGAGGTCGCCGAGCGCCACGAGGAGAAGCTCCTCATGCTCGGGCCTGTCCTCGAGCGCCTGCACAACGAGCTGCTATCCCCGCTCGTGGACATCACGTTCACGCGCATGGTTGCTGCCGGCGCACTGCCGCCCGCACCGCAGGAATTGCAGGGAATGGACCTGAACGTCGAGTTCGTGTCCATGCTTGCGCAGGCGCAGCGTGCCATCGGCACCAACGCCGTGGACCGTTTCGTCGGCAACCTCGGTGCCATCGCCCGCATGAAGCCGGACATCCTGGACAAGTTCGACCAGGACCAGTGGGCCGACGTATACGCCGACATGCTCGGCGTGGACCCGTCGCTCATCATCGCCGACAAGGAAGTCGCGGTCCTGCGCGATGCCCGCAATCAGGCGATGGCCGCGAAGGAACAGGCTGCCGCAATGCAGCAGACTTCGCAGAGCGTCAAGAACATGGCCCAGTCACCGACTAACAACCAGAACGCGCTCACTGACGTGATGAACATGTTCTCGGGGTACGGCTCGCCGTCTGGTGTTGAGGTCTAACAGTACCCGTAAGCATTAGCCACAGGGATACAGTCCCGCCGTGAGCAACTACGACCCCCTCGACCTGCGGGGCCAAGAGCGTGACCGAGCCAACAAAGAGCTTCGTGATCGCCTTGACCGACAGAACGAGGAGGCCGACGTGAAGTGGCTCATGTCTAGCAAGCGCGGCCGACGCATTGTGTGGCGGCTGCTGGACCAAGCGGGCGTGTTCCGAACTTCCTTTAACACCAACGCGATGTCGATGGCATTCGCGGAGGGTGGCAGGAACTACGGGCTACGGATGCTCGGCATGGTCCACGCGCTCTGCCCGGATCAGTATCCGGCAATGATGAAGGAACAGGCACACGATGAACGAACCAACGATGATGGAAACGGCTGAAACCAACACTACAGCCGCTCCCGCATCTAGTGCTACCGCAAGCATTTCGGCGACGGCCGAGAAGCTGTACGGTGGCGAGCAGAAGGCAACCACGACCCAGGGCCAGCAAGCCGCAGATGCGGCCGCTGCCGGCAAGGTTCCTGAAGCCAACGACGCCAAGGCCGCCGAGGCACCCGCCGACGCCAAGCCGACCGCGCCGGAAACCTACGAGTTCAAGGCACCGGAGGGTCGAGCATTCGATTCCGAGGTCATTGCCGAGTACTCGAAGGTGGCGAAGGAACTGAACCTGTCGCAGGAAGCCGCGCAGCGCGTCCTTGACGCAGTCGGCCCCAAGCTGGCTGAACGTCAGGCGGCGCAGATCGAGGCAGTTCGCAACGGATGGTCCGACAGCAGCAAGGCCGACAAGGAGTTTGGCGGCGAGCGTCTGTCGGAGAACCTGTCCGTGGCGAAGAAGGCGCTCGATGCGTTCGGCACCACCGAACTCCGCAGCCTGCTCAACGAGTCCGGCCTCGGGAACCACCCGGAAGTGATCCGGTTCATGTTCCGCGCCGGGAAGGCGATCAGCGAGGACAGCATGGTCACGGGCACCAAGGGCGAGGCCAAGTCGGCCGGACCCCGCTCGTTCAATGACCTCGCCGACGCCATGTACTCCTCCAGCACCTAAACCCACGAAAGGGAACAAGCAATGGCAACTATTACTGCTAACAACCTGACGCTCGCCGATTGGGCGAAGCGCACCGATCCCGAGGGCCGCGTCCCGGTCGTCGCGGAACTCCTGTCCCAGACCAACGAGATCCTCGAGGACTGCGTCTTCAAGGAAGGCAACCTCCCCACGGGCGACCGCGTCGTCATCCGCACCGGCCTGCCGGCCGTGTACTGGCGCGCCCTCAACCAGGGCATCCCGAACAGCAAGAGCACGACTGCCCAGGTCGATGAAGCCTGCGGCATCCTCGAGGCTCGCAGCGAGGTCGATAAGGATCTCGCCATGCTGAACGGCAACACCGCTCAGTTCCGTCTGTCCGAAGACGTGGCCTTCCTCGAGGCCATGAATCAGACGCAGGCGACCACGCTGTTCTACGGCAACCCCGCCACCGATCCGAAGCAGTTCCTCGGCCTCGCGCCGCGTTACTCTGACATTGGTGCTAGTTCTCCGAACAACTCGCAGAACATCCTGTCTGCTGGTGGTGCTGATGCGACCGCGAACACTTCGATCTATCTGGTGGTTTGGGGTGACAACACCGTCTACTGCCCGTTCCCGAAGGGTTCGACCGCTGGCCTCATGCACGAGGATCTCGGCGAGCAGACCGTGTATGACGGCAACAACCGTCTCCAGGCTTACGCCACCCGTTACCAGTGGAAGAACGGTCTGGTCGTGAAGGACTGGCGTTACGTCGTGCGAGTCTGCAACATCAACACGACCCACCTGATGAGTCAGGACAACACCCAGTCTTCGAGCGTATCCACTGCCATCATCAAGATGATGAGCCGCGCTCTGTATCGCATCCCGAACATGGCGATGGGTCGCGCCGCGTTCTACATGAACCGCACCGTCCACAGCGGCCTTGCGATTGCTGCGCTCGATAAGAGCCAGGCAGTCCTGAAGGTCAACGACGGTCTCTCGCAGTTCGGCACGCCGTACAGCTGGCTGACTTTCCAGGGCGTTCCGTGCCGCAAGGTTGACGCGATCATCAACACCGAAGCCGTGGTGAGCTGATAGCTCCCATCAACAAGAAAGAAGGAACTCACCATGATTCTTGATAATCTCCTCGTTGTGTCTGGAACCGTCCCTGCGACTGGTGTTGCCACCGGACAGGCGGCGCTTCCTGTTTCCGGTACTCCCGTTCTTTCGACCGACACGATTGACCTTTCGGTCGCCCGTGACATCGGCGAAGGCATGGACCTGACTATGAACTTCACGTGCGTTGCGGCATACAACACCCTGACCTCGCTGACGTTCGAGATCT